TACAACGGTGACGTGGTTAAACTGGTCGTTGGTGGCACTATCGAAAAATCAGCAATTGGCGCAAACGTAGAAGCACAACCAACTTTGGGCGTGTTTGTAGGTTGCCAATATGTAAATAGCACAGGTCAAATTGTGCAAGCTCAATACTATCCAACTGGCGTTACAAGCGCTATTGGTTACATTGTGCTAGACCCACAAGCTGCGTTTAAAGCTGCAGTTACTACTTCTGGCAATACAAGCGTTGTTACTTCTGTAACACGTGCGGTTGTTGGAACAAACATGAGTATTGCTGTTGGCACAGGTAACAACGCCACAGGTAATTCAGGTTTGTCAGTAATATCTGGCTCTACCGCTAACACAGCTATTCTTCCAGTCCGTGTAATCGACGTTGTTCCTGAGACAGCACTTAACGCAACTAACTTCACTGAAGTTATCGTTAAAATGAATCAGCCACAGCTTGAAGTTACGCTTGGCAACAACGCATCTTAATAGGAGCTAATTAAAAATGGCTATTTCACGCGCACAACTACTTAAAGAGTTGCTCCCAGGCTTAAATGCTTTGTTCGGATTAGAATATAAGCGTTACGGCGAAGAGCATAAAGAAATCTACGAAACAGAGAAATCTGAGCGTAGTTTTGAAGAAGAAACAAAGTTGTCTGGTTTCTCAGCTGCCCCAGTTAAAAACGAAGGCGCTGCGATTGCTTATGACAACGCACAGGAAGCTTTTACAGCTCGTTATAACCACGAAACTATTGCCTTAGGTTTCTCAATCACTGAAGAAGCGATTGAAGATAACTTGTACGACAGCCTATCAGGCCGTTATACAAAGGCTTTGGCTCGTGCTATGGCTTACACAAAGCAAGTTAAAGCTGCTTCTGTGTTGAACAATGGCTTCAACGCTGCCTTTGCTGGTGGTGATGGTCAACCTTTGTTCTCTACAGCTCACCCACTAGTTTCTGGTGGCACAAACAGCAACCGTCCTACAACTGGCGCTGACTTGAACGAAACATCATTGGAAAATGCTGTTATTCAAATCGCTGCTTGGACAGACGAACGCGGTTTGTTGATTGCTGCTCAACCACGCAAGTTAGTCATCCCACCATCATTGCAATTCGTTGCAACACGCTTGTTGGAAACTAATCTACGTGTTGGTACAGCTGATAACGACATCAACGCTATCAAAAACAACGGTTCAATCCCAGAAGGTTACGCAATTAACCACTATTTGACCGATAACAACGCATGGTTCTTAACTACTGATGTACCTAACGGTATGAAGCATTTTGAACGTATGCCTTTGAGCAACTCTATGGACGGCGATTTTGATACAGGTAACGTACGTTACAAGTCTCGTGAGCGTTATTCATTTGGTTTCTCAGACCCATTGGGTATGTTTGCTTCACCAGGCGCTTAATGCGCTAAAAGAAAAAGGCAGCTTCGGCTGCCTTTTTTGTTGCTTTTTATTTAAAATAGAGTAATATTCAATAAACCGGGAATGACCGGCTTATTAGACTGCCCCGGCAGACGCATACAAGACTAATAAGCTTAACTCTGTATGGAGAATTATTATGGCACGTACTACCTTTTCGGGTCCAGTGGCCTCTGACAACGGCTTTATCGGCGGCGCATTATTAACCCCAGTCGCAGTAACAACAGCACAAAACATTAACTCATTTTTCGGTACAACCTCAGCAACATCAGGTGACACTCGTTTAATCTATTCAAGACTAGCATTCACAGGTGCTGGTGCTGGTGAAACATTAAGAGTTTTCTCAGTAGTAACTGCAGCACAAGGTGCAGGCCAAACAACTAACGGCTCTCATGTTTCTTTATCAGTAAATACAGGCGGTACAATCTCAGGCGCAGCTAATGCTTTACGTGCTACTTTAGGCGTTGCAGCAGGAGTTACACCTGGTGGTACAGTTGCAGCTATTCAAGCTGACTCTGATGTAGGCGCAGCAGGCATATTACCAGCAACAGCGGCTTGGATTAGATTTACAAACAGTGGTGCAGGTACAGGATTATCAAATCTATTTAACTTACCAGCAGCAATGGTTCCAGCTAAGTCAGCAGCGGCAGTAACTCATACTATTAAAATTATTGTTGATGGTACTCCTTACTACTTAATGGTTTCTAACGCACAATAATGGAAATTACAAAAGACTTTCTTTTGTCTGAGATAAAGCGCCTTGAGGCAGAGCGTAACCAAGCATCTAGTTTTGTTACAGCTTCTCAGGGCGCCATCGATGCATATACCGCGTTGGTGGAAAGATTAGACGCTAAAGAAACAAAAGGGGAATAATTATGGCAATGCAATATGACGTAAAGTCGTTTCACGCATCAGCTTCAACGCTTGCGTACGATGGGCGCGTTCGTTTAAAAGGTGTAATTACATCCCCTACCACATCTACAGTTTTTAACACAGCTGTACTTGATACTGCGGGCGCCTTGAGTGGAACTTACAATATTCCAGGCTCAACAGTCTGCACAGTAACTATTGCTAATCATGGGTTGGCAAACGGGGATAGAGTTGGTTTAAACTTTACTAGTGGTACAGCAACAGATGATTGCGTTACTGTGGCAAACGTATCAACCAATACATTTACTGTAACCACAGCAAATCTAACTACCAGTGGTAACGTAACCATGTACCCTAATATTTTGACTGAAACAGATTGTGCTTCAGGTACATCGTTCTATACGTTAATCCCAGGCGAAGGCATTCTTGCTAAAGAAGGTTTGTTTTGTTTATTGCCAGGTTCCGTTGTAACTACGACTATTTTTTACGGATAGGGATAGATTATGATGCAATATGACGTTAAATCTGCCCACGCATCAGGTACTGGACTGCTTGTAACACAAGTACCTGTAAGACTAAAGTCTATTACGGTGACAAGTGGGACTGTATCAGCAAGAAACACCGCCGTATGCGACCCAACTGTTCAAGCATCTGGTACGTACGCACGTGTAAGTCCTAGCGCCACAATTACAGTGACTATTGTTAATCATGGTTTTGTTACCGGGCAACGAGTGTTTTTAGACTTTACATCTGGAATCGCACGGGATGCTACATACGCAGTTACAGTAACAGATGACGATACATTTACTTGTGAGGATACTGGAGTAACTAGTGATGCAAGCGGTAACGTTACAGCGTATAGCAGTATTGCATTAGAAATTGATACTTTTACTTCAATTGGTTTACCTGTTTTAATCCCAGGAGAAGGCATTTACTGCCCTAACGGTATTTTTGTAGGGTGTGGCGCTTCTGTAACCGCAACGGTGTACTATGGCTAAGTCACCTGCTTGGACTCGCAAAGAAGGTAAGTCCGAATCCGGAGGCTTAAACGCCAAAGGTAGGGCTTCTTACAATGCTGCTAACCCTGGTAAACCTGGACTTAAACGTCCACAGCCAGAGGGTGGCTCACGCCGTGATTCTTTCTGTGCCCGTATGAAGGGCATGAAGAAAAAGTTAACTTCAGCTAAGACAGCGAATGACCCAGATTCACGCATCAATAAGTCTTTACGGGCTTGGAACTGCAAAGAAGGTGGTTCTGTTCGTGGTGGTGGTTGTGAAGTTCGTGGCAAGACTAAAGGGAAAATGGTATGAGCGAGGAAGTTGTGAGAGAACTAGCAACTCACGCCAGCGACATCAAGCATCTACAGGATGATATGGATAAGCTTGTTAAAGACATGGAAGAGATTAAAAAGTCTTTGGCTGAAATTAACAAGACTTTATCGGAAGCTAAGGGTGGCTGGAAAACCCTTATGGCAATTGGCGGTTTAGTTAGTTTTGTAACAGGTGTTGTCGGTTTTGCTGCCGGTTATTGGGGGCAGAAATAATGCCAAGTGTGTCTAAAAAACAACACAATTTAATGGCAGCCGCAGCCCACAATCCTGCGTTTGCTAAGAAGGCTGGCGTACCAGTAAGTGTCGCCAAAGAGTTCAACCAGGCTGATAAAGGCCGTAAATTTAAAGAAGGTGGAATCATGAAAAAACCAAACCCGTTTATGGAAATGATTGCAAAGAAAAAAGAAGCTGCTGCTAAGAAAGACGCACCAGCTAAAAAGATGGCTAAAGGCGGTGGTATCGAGTCTAAGGGTAAAACCAAAGGCAAGATGGTTAAAATGAATAAAGGCGGAAAGGCTTGCTAACTATGAAACATTCAGACATCGCAAAAGACAAACCAATGATGAAAAAAGTAGCGGCTGAGGCTGTTAAAGGTCACGAGAAGAAGATGCACAAAATGGCTAAAGGCGGCGTAACCCGTGCTGATGGCTGCGTTACTAAAGGTCATACCAAAGGTAAGATGATTACCATGAAGTCTGGTGGAGCCTGCTAAGTGGACGAATTTACCGCCGACCCAACAGCCACTGAGAAAGAAGCCCAACGCGTCTTGAGAAAGATGCAGGCTGACAAGAACGTTGCTGCTGCTAAAGCTGCCGAATCAAAGGCTGGCGTAGAAGAGTCTCGCGCTAAATTGCGTGAGATGGGGTATTTAAAGGGTAGTGGCGGCAGCGCCGCTGGTGTACCTAAGAGTGGTAAACATGAGATGTTAAAGTTTTCAAAAGGCGGTTCAGCTTCCTCACGTGCTGATGGGTGCTGCATTCGCGGAAAGACAAGGGCTTAATTATGGCTGATAAAAAAACATATAGAGAACGTTCTGGCAACACGGTTGGGCTTGACGAAATTGACGACCCTTTTATGACTGGAAAAACGCTAGAACAAGCCAGAAAAGACAAAGAACGTTTAATGAAAACTCGTCCTGGGTTTTTCAATAACACAGAACCGCACACAAAAGAAAGCATTATGCGTGGTTTGGAAGAAGCCGAGATTGCTGAAAAAGGTACGGTTGGTAGAGCTTTAAATCGCTTAAAAACCAACGTAATGGGTTCTGCTGTTGACAACGAACTGGCTGCTGAACAAGAAGCAGAACGCGCTCGTAAAAATCCAGAAGGCAACGAAGCCAAGTTTCGTAAAATTATGGGCAAGAAAGCAGGCGGTGCTGTTGGTTACAAAGCTGGCGGTGTAATTAAATCTTCCGCTTCTAAACGCGCTGACGGATGCGCAATTCGTGGAAAGACAAGGGCTTAACATGAGAGCAAGTCGTGGTATGGGTGCAATAATGCCTGACAAGATGCCTACAGGTAAAAAGAAAGCCCGTAGAGATGACACCGATTTCACCCAATATAAAGAGGGTGGCGAGGTTAAGTCTAAGGTCAATGCTGCTGGCAACTATACCCAACCAGGCAAGCGTAAGGCTATGTTTGAGAGCATTAAGAACTCAGCCGTTCAGGGCACTGCTGCAGGTCAGTGGAGTGCTCGTAAGGCTCAGCTATTAGCCAAGCGCTATAAAGCGTCTGGCGGCGGGTATAAGTAAGTGAGTGGCCTTGCAAAAAGTCAGCGCTCTCTTAAATCCTGGACCGCTCAAAAGTGGACGACTAAGTCTGGGAAGCGTTCAAGTGACACTGGAGAACGATACTTGCCAGAAAAAGCAATTAAATCGTTGTCACCTGCTGAGTATGCAGCGACAACCAGAGCAAAACGAGCAGGAAAAGCAGCTGGAAAACAGTTTGTAGCCCAGCCAGCTAGCGTTAAAAAGAAAGTTAAACCGTTTAGAAAGGTTAAGTAAATGACCGTAGTTTCAACAGCTACCTTTAATCTAGACCTCTCTGAGTTAGTAGAAGAGGCTTTTGAGCGTTGTGGCTCAGAGCTTCGTACTGGCTACGATTTGCGCACCGCGCGTCGCTCCCTCAACTTACTTTTTGCC